TTAGCCCCACCTCTTAAAGTAGACTTGTGAATTTGAGCAGAAATTTGGTTTATAGTTGTAATCAATGTTTGATTCCAATCTTTTTGAGTATATGGAGCTTGTCCAGCTGAGAATCTCTTCCAACCGTTGTAGTCCCATCTTAAGTTCCATGCTGCACCTTTTCTAAGGTCTCTCAAGATTTCTCTATCAATTTCAGCGGCAACTTCCTCAGATAATAAAGCTGTTAATTCAGCTTCAGCATCAATGTTGTGGAATGCAGAAACGTCTTGTGCAAGTTCTGGTGACCACTGAGCTCTTAACTTTCTTTCTGTTACAGAAACTGTAACTGCTTGTAAGTCAAAAGAAACTTCTCCAATTTCATCTTCGAATTCAAGAGTTGCGTAATTTCTCCAGTAAGCTGTAATGTTATAAGCTGTTGCTGCTGTAGAACCTACATATCCATCAACTGAATTACAAGTAATACAAGCTGGACATGATAAATCAATTTCTAAATAGATGTTACCGTTTGAGTCACAAGCGTCATTTCTATCTACAATACCGAAACCATATTTCTGTGTAACAACACGGAATAACATGTTTGCGTTAGCAGCGTAAGTACTACCTTTAGCTGAATCATCAGCTGCAGTAGATGGGTCTGTATCACAACAAGTAACTTTTTCATCATTTCTTAATTCTAATGAAGCTAAGAATTCTTCAGTATCTTGTTCGTTTCCATCAGGACCAGTTAATTTACCAGTTCCAGTAGTAGAGAAACCAGATAAAATAACAATAAGTGCTTTAGAACAAGTACCGTTAATTGAAGCTGGTTGTCTAATTAGTTGGTTACCACTCCATTGGTATTCAAGTGCTGATGCATTTTTAGCTTCGAAATTACCTTTAGAATAGTCAAATAGACCATCAGATTGGTCATCACCAATTGGTTCGTTTGCTTCATAGTATTGGTCATATAATGACGTTGAAGCTGCTGAATAAGGTGCGTTAACCCCTAAACCAGATGGATAACCCGGTGCTCCAAAAGGTGCGAAGTGAGTTGTTCCTGCTCCTCCTGGAGGTCTCATTGCTGCTATTTTAGGTACAAAGTAAAATAATTTACCAATTGGTAAATTCATAGCTTGTACAGAAACGATGTCGTTTGCCAATAATTTAGAGAATACTCTCCTAATGATTGGAAAAACAACTGTTTCGAATGAACCTGAATCAGCAGCTGTAGTAGCTTCGTTGATTAGGTGTGTAGCTTGGTTTTCGTATAATTGAGCGATGTTTTCTCTCAAGTGACCTTTAAGGCCTTCTAAGAAACCTAAGCTGTTCCATTTGTTAATGGTATCTTCTTTAATAACCTTCAGGTGTTTTAACCCGATGTTACCAACCATACCACTTTCTAATAATGCTCCCATAATTTTTTTTTTTAGTTTTTTAAAGCGTTTATTTAATTAATTAGACATTAAGTCTTAAATTTACATTTTAGACATTAAGTCTTTCATCCTACTAAATTGTGGATTTTCGTAAACTTTTGATTCCAATAATTTACCCCCACTAGTAGGTGATTTAGTAATTTTTCTTTCAACTGACTCAGCAATTGTTTTTGTAGGTTTAGCTACATCCTGAGAAAGTTCTTCTTTGATTACCTTATACAACCCTTTTGAAGATTTTAATGACTCGATATTATCGAATCTCTTCAAAATGTTGATTTTTTCCTGCTTGGTAGTTGAATGTTCAGTAAATAGACGTGTTACGTAAGCTAAATTTGAATTAAACACACCTACTTCATTCAGTTTATCTCTAAAAGTTGTTAATGCTTTCTTATAGTCAGTATTTTTAACTTTTAAAGTTTCTACCTCCTCTTTAAGAAGATTGTAGGACTTTTTTAGACGGCTTTCGCCTAAGTTACGATTATTAGTAATAGCTTTTCTAATACCAGAAGGTTTATGTTTACCACCAGATTCTCTTCCGAACCCTAAAGTTCTTGAAGCCTCTCCCATGTCATATTTTCTAGTACCTCTTGCCATTCTAGCTCTCGTTTTTAAAGACATTTCATCATCTTCGTTACCATGTTCACCACCTAACATATCAGCTTCTCTATCCAAGTAACCTTGGTCAGAATGCCCTTTGTGGCTTTTAAAACCATAACTACCTTCTTCCATTTCTGTTTCAGTGTAATCATCTAGTTCTCCTTGGTCTCCGTGTGAACTTCCAGTTTTGCCTTTGTAACCTTTATCAGTTCCCTTGTAGTTTTTATAATCACTACGAGTTTTTGATTGGTCACCTTTTTTAGCTCCACCTTCTTTGATTTCAGTTTCCTTCATCTCTTCATCGGATGTACCATGTTTTAACTCCTCTTCATTAACATCATCTTCAGATAGCTCAATTTCATAAACAACTTCATCCATATCCATTTCTTCCATATCCATTTCATCCATGTTCATTTCGTCCATGTCCATTTCTTCCATATCCATTTCATCCATTTCGTGATGTCCTTCTTTAATTGTTTTTTTCATTGTTTTTGTTTTTTTACTTTCTTCTAATTTAATGATGTACTCAGTATCTGTAGTGGTGTCGGTTAATTCGATTTCATCATCATCCTGTTGGATAATAATTCCGTCTTCATCTCCCATCGCTTTAAACACTTTTAATACTTCGTCATCAGATGCTAATGTTAAATCTAGAGGTGGCAGTTCAGGTAACTCCATGTCATCTGTCTCGTCCTCAATGTCAAGTTCCATATCATCTCCCATTTCAGTTTCCATGTCCATTTCGTCCATGTCATCGTCTAGGTCAATCATATCAACTTCTTCTTCTTCTTGCTCCTTAAGGTAATCGTCTTCGTTTAACGATTCTTTTACTAATTCATGAATTTCTTTCTTCATTGTCGAAGAAAGTATTTCTTTTGCATTAGACTTCATAGTTTCTTCTAACTGTTCCGCCTCGAGCAACGCTTTTTCTAAAATTGATTTACTCACGTTTTTTTATTTTTTTTTAAAAAGTTTATTAAAAACTCACGCGTTAAAAAGCGCGGTTTTATAATAAATATATTGCTAAGGGAAAAAAACCCGATTTTAGTACTTTTAGTGGGGATTTTTTAAATCTTTAAGAAACTATCTAGTTTTGACATCATAGATAGTGATTTGGTGAACTTGTCCTGTTCGACATTACTAGACTCCACCATTTCTCCGGTTTCATCTACTTTATCAGCAGTTTCATCTTCTCTAAATAAATAAGACCCTGGTGTCGATGGTGAGGAGACTAAATCAAAACAAATTAATTCAAAATCTTCCTGTACTTGGTTATACTCACCTTTTTTAGTTAGGGAACCAACACCTCTTGATGAAATACCTAGGGTGACTCCTTGTCTTAATAAATTGGCTGCCATATCTCCAACACACGAAATAACACCGTCTTTTAGATAAGCTGGAGAAGTTAATAATTTTAACTTACCAATTAATCTGTTACCATCCCACCATGTTTCTGTAATAATATGGGAAGCTCGGTCTAAATCTATTAAAGAGGATTCTGGATGATTTAATTCGGATATAGAACATCCTTTTTTAATTATTTCTTGATACCTATCATTTTCTCTTCTAAGTATAGTTTCTGGGTATATTCTCCCATTTCTATTAGGTGTGTCATATTTTTGTAATATAGCGTGCATATATATTTCACCATCGAAGTCGTCACTTTTCATTTCTGAAATTATATTTTTATTATCGTCAGGGGAAATATATCCGTCATGTTCGACCAATATACCATGACCAATTTCTCTTGCTTCTAAAACTCTCATAGGTTATCTTTTATAATAAATATATTTTATTATAAAAAAAGATAGATTAGTGAATTTTATATTACTTATGTTTTGGTTGGGTGGAATTCGAAGTCTTTGGATGTCTTAAAGGATTTGTCTATAATCTCATTTGTTATTAGGTCTACTGAATTTTTTATTTCTTTGGATTTTAAATCTTTTCTATCTTTGTGTTGTGTTAAGAATAGGGTAACTTCACACTTCATAAAACTTCGCTTTCCTTTTTTTATGCCACTACTTCTCAAATCTAAGTCTACAATAACTTTTTCTTTAAATGGTGTTTCACCTATCTGGTTATGTACTACACTCTTTATTTTATATTTCATCCTATTAATCTTTTCACCCCACCTTTCTAGGTCATGTAGGGGCTCAACCCAACTAGATAAATTGAGATATAATGATTTAAATGATTTTACATCTACGGTGCCGTAAGATGTTCTAAAATACTTAGAATTTTTTGTGTTGATTTCTCTGCCTTGTTTTAACATATTGTACTTTTTTTTTACAATAAAATTATAACAATTTGTGGTGATTAGTTCAAGTCCTCTAGTAAGCCCCTAACCCTAATGTACGTTTTTTTAGAGGTTATAAAAGTTTTAATTTTCTCTTTTGTTTGTACTAATTTTGCCGATAAAGACTCATCTTTAGATTCTGATATAAGTTTATTGATGCGAGTTAAAGCTATTTCTTTTATGTCTGTGAATTCTTTGTGTAGGGTATTTTCATCCATTAACAAAGTATTTTTTAAAATGTTTTGTTGTGATTCTGTAAGTGAGTTTTCGTATTCCTCTTTATAGTTTTTGTTAATCACCATAGAAAGTATCTTAGGGTCTATTGGTTTTGTTTCCACTAAGGACACTCTATTTACCATGTTTTCAACTAGTGACTTTTTAGATTGTACAATATCTTCTATGTCATTAATGTTTTTAGAAAATATAATTTTATCTAAATTAGTATAGTTATGATTTTCTGTGACCACAACCAAATCTTTTCTTTTTTCTATAATGTTATCCAACAAATTAGTAATTTTATTAAGTTTAGTTCTTTGGTTTTTTAAATAATTTACAGCTTCATTTAAATAACTTTCACCTTCTTTAACACAATTGTAATTTTTATTTTCTATTTCATTATATAAAGTAAAAAATTCTTTAAGGGTGTTAGAGTACTTTAAAGCACCCATAATGACTGATAGATTTTTTTTAAATTCTTTTTTATCTCTAAATGAATTTTCTAAAATACTATCTAAACTTTGTTTGTATATCGAGAAACCTTTCATAACGTATTTTAATAATAAATATATAGATTAGTCTAATAAAGTATCGACTTCATCATTGATTGATTTTATGTGGTTCTTATTTCTATTAAATAAGTCTTCTAATCCATTTTTGGATAACCCTTTACCTTCCATTATTAGGGGTAATTCTCTTTCTGAGTTAAAACTTTCTGCTGCTGCCACTGGTTCTGTAATTTCTTCATCAGCTCCAGGAGCTTCAGTTTCTGGTCCACCCATATCAAAATCCGCAATATCTTCACTACCCTCATCCATTCCCGGTTCTTCTGTTGCATCATCTTCTTTTGCCGGTGGTTCACCATAAAGTTTATCTAGTGTGTTAAATAGTCCGGTCTTTTTTATGGTTTCAGGTGTTAACTCTAATTCTTTAGCTACCGCTTTTTCAAATCTTTGTTGTTGTAAATCTAATTTTATTTCCTCATCACTCCATCCAAGAATAAACTTTTTAGCCCAAGTACTAGAAACAGGTGCAATCCCACTACCTGGGTCACTAACAGCGTCTTTGTAGAGTGTTATTTTAGTTTGGAATTGTTCTAACTTTAGTAGTTCTGCCTGACTAGACGGATTTGTTAACCCTAGTGAAAAGTTTTCTAATTCATCTTCAAAACCTAACACATATAAATGAATTATAGCTATTTTATTTAATTCTTGTATTATAGCTTTTTGTATTCTATTAATTGTCCTAGCAAATCTAATATCTAGTAATGCTAAATTTTTACCTTCACCTACCACTTCCTCAAACCCTAGAAAAGCTTTTGGTATCCTTAGGGAAGCTAGTAGTTTTTTCTGGATATACTCAATATCAGCTATCTCACTTAAATTGGTGGCACCTGGTAACGTATCTATAGGACTTGCAGCTGCTTGGTCTCTAACAGGTATAAAATAATCTTGGTCCACAGCCATTTGATTCATTCTTAAATCTACGTTACCGTTTTGTGGGTCTACGACTGGGTCTCTCTTAAACTTATTGGCTACTTTTTGGATATAGGCTTCCACATCTTTATCGTCCATATTACCAACAAATACTTTAAATACACGTCTTTCCGGTGCTCTAGAAGTTCTATAAACCAACATCGCGTCTTCTGCCAGTAATAATTGTTTCCAAATCCTTCTAGCTTTTTCTAACATAGAAGTACCATATGGTAATCTTCTATCATCCCCCAATAACCTAAAATGAGCCAACTCCCAAGAATTAAACACAATGTCTTTATCTTTCCATTTAAACTCCACTTTATCAGATTTATCTTCTGGTTGTGAATTATGTTGGTTTACGTATATATCTTTTTCTGTTCTTTCTATTTCTATATTTGGTAGTTGGTTACATCCTATGATACCTTTTTCCGGGTCAATTTTTAAATAAACAAAGTTATCTCCATACTTACACACATTTCTAATCCACATAGGTAAGTTAGTGTTTATGTCCATAACATTATTAAATAAATCCCCCAATATAGATTTTATTCTACTAGATTCAGAAAAAATAGATAACATGTAACCTTTTTCTGATGGTGTGGTACATTCCTCAGCATATATGTCTAATGCGGCAGAAATTTCTGGTGTAAACTCCATAGACTCATAATCATAGTATGAAGCTAACCTATTTGGTTCGTAATAAATAGATTTTGTGTATAGTTCATTATCTATTTTTTGCCACTGATTAGCTAAAAATAAACTTTGTTGTATTTGTAATTTTTCTTTGTCGAAGTCAGCTTTAGAGTCGGTTTTTAAAATATCACCAGAGCCAACTTTAAACTGTTGGTATGTCGGTTCTGTTTTTGTTGGTCCTCCAGGACCAAATAGTTTGGTTAATCTTTGATATATTGTGAAGTCTGCCATGTGTTAATAATATTAATTTATTTATAAATAGTAAAATATTTACTATCTTCTTTTGCCAAATAACCAAGCATTATCTTTATAAAGTTGTTGTGTGTCTTTTTGTGGATTTATAGGGATACCCCATAAGGACGCATTTTGTTGTGGTATTGCACCACTAGATTGATTTCTGGGTATGTTAGAATCTGTAGTCCAACTGTCTATCATAGCTTTTGTCATACTATCAGCTTTATGTAATTGACTGAATGAATTTTCTCCAACATATAAAGCCATTGCTATTGCCATAATTAAATCATCATGTTTACCCTTCATGTGATTAGGTTTACCATTTATATAAACAAATGTGTGAAGTTCATTCAATAACCTTTTAGACCTTATAGTAAATTTATGTCTTAATGACTCCTCAAAGGCAGCCACAATTTGACTTCGTTTATTGTTAAATGCTAATCCTGGTGTTTTAGTTCCTTCGTTTGGGTTGTATTTCCATTTATCTGCTGTATTCATACCTTCCACATATAAATCTTTATAACCTAACTCTTGTAATTTTCTAGACGTGGCCACACCCATACCACCTGTGATATCAGTAACAACATAAGCTTTATATATCGTACCCCATTTATATATTATATCAGCAGCTAAATCTGGTGGTATTTTACCCAAATATTCTAATACCTGACATCTATCATCAAAATCAATAATAATAATAGAAGTAAAATCTTCTGAATCTCCCCGACTAACATCACAACCCAAAATATATCTATGACCTTCCTTTGGTTTTTCCCAAACCCATAACTGGTTTCCAACAAACATATCTTCTGGGTCCCTAATATCTTCATTTTTTATTCTTTCTATTGTTTCTACCGGAATTACATTATCACCAGAACCTAAAAAAGCACTTTCTAATTCCTGTGAAACTTTTCTTCTATCATATTTAAGTTTTTTAACCATACTTTCAAACCAAGAAGAACAAGGTTTATATCCGTTTCTGATTAAATCCTCAAATTTATCCATATCTCTTTCTTGGACGAATTCACTTTCATCAAAATCTTCAATATTTAGTAAAAAGTTTACGATGTCTTTTGTTTTTACCCAATATAAATCTTTTGTAAATCTAGGGTCATTTTCCCAGTGAAGTTCAGAAATATGAAAGCTGTTTAAACCCTTTATAGATTGTTCATATATTTCATAATAAATTTTATCATAACCATTAGGTGTAGATATCACAATTACTTTACCTCCGGTAGATAGTGATGCCATACACGCAGCCCAGAAATCATCTCCAGCTTCTATATACGCAGCCTCATCAAATATTAATGTAGTTGGTGTAAATCCTCTAAGTGCGTCAACAGAAGTGGCTACCGCTTTTACTTCACTTCCATTGTTTAGTTTAAAATGTTTTTGTGAATCTTTTTCTTTTGAGAATCCAACATTAATCCAGTCGGGCCATTGGTTTAAAAACCCCCTAACTTTATTGGCAAATTCAGAAGCTGTATCTAATTTATTAGCAATAATTAGAATTTTTTCTGGTTTGGTTTTGGAGGCAAATTGTAGTTTTTTTGATACCCAGGCAGCGGTTGCTGTAGACACACCCGCCTGTCTATATTTTTTGGTTATATTATCGTTGTATTTTTCAAAATTAGATAACATCATTTCCTGTTCTGGAAACAAATTAAAAGGAACGTACTTAGACTGTGTATTATCGTAAGTTTCTAGATAGGTTTTTATTGCATAGTTGGTGTCTTGTAAACATCTTGCATATTCTTGTATTAACTCTTCTTGTGTCATATACTATAAATATTAATAAAATGTTAAGGTAACTAAAGGTTGTATAAAAAGTCTTTTTCTGCTTTTGTTAAAGATTCCATTCCAGATTTATTAATTTTATCTAAAATAGTGTCCACGTCTAATTGTTGTGGTTGTTCTTCTGTGGGTGTATCCACTACTGTTGGGGTAGACACTTCACCGGAAGCATCTTCATAATCTTCTTGTTTTAGTTGGTTAACTATCTCGTCAATCATTTTTTTAACCTGGTCTTTACCTTGTTGGCTACCTGATAGTATTTCTTTAGCTAGGGCAAGGAATTGTTCTGCCTCTAAACTTACAAATTT